AAAAATCCTGAATAATTTGGTGTTGCAAAACTTGTTGCTACTGAATCTGCCATTTAAAATCACTCCTTTTTAATTTTTCTTATTTTTAAATTCTTCTTCCTGAATTAATCTTGTATAATAAGCCATGTTTGAAACATTATGCTCTTTACAAGCTTCTTCAAATTTTTGTTTATACAAATCTAAATTTGATGTTTTATTTTCTCCATCTCCACCCTCTGGAGGTTTTGGAGTACCATTAATGATGTCTTGCTTTAATTTGCTTTCCATCGCTTGTTTTTGTTTAAGCATTGTGTTGCATATTTTACTTGCAAACTCTTGTGTTTTTTCATAATCAGATTGAATAACACTTTCTAATAATTCAGAATATTCATCTTCTTTAAAACCTGCTTTTGCAAATGTATTTTCTGCAATCATTTTGCTTAACAATAAATTTGTTTTTTGATAACTTTCTTCTTTTACTCTTTCTTGTTCAGCCTTTTTCTCATCCTCTGTCATTTTGCTTTGCTTAAAGGTATTGAATTCATTTTCTTTTTCTTGAACTTTTCCCTTTAAAGTTTTAACTTCTTCTCTATGTATCTTTGCAGGTACATAGTTTGTGTTTAGAAATGCTTTTATAGCTTCTTGTTTTCCTGCATCATCTAGTTCAGCATTCCCCATAATTTTTGCTAATTCTTCTTCCATAAATCGCTCCTTTTAACACTCACAGTTTTAGCCGACTTGTTGGTCGTAGTTGTGTTTCTAGCTGTTGCCCTCGCTAGATGAGGTAATTTTATTTTTTTCTTGGTTTTGATTTTTGTTTGTTTTATTATTAAGTTTGTCATTAGCAATTTCGCTAACTTTTTTCCAAAAATCCTCACCTTGAAATTGTAAACTTTTAACATATACATCATGTGGGTCTCCAAATAATCCCACTACAGAAAATGCAACTTCTGGATGCACTCCTGCTTGCAATAAATTTAATAATGCCTGTGCTTTTACTAATAAATTGTCTGCTTTGTTTCTAGGTATCTTGATGTCTACATCTGAAATTTTCAGAATTTTTATTTTTTCTGATGTACTTCTGTTATCTGCCTTGCAAATACTTAAAACTAGCTTCAATAATCTTCTTTCAGATTTTGTAAAAGCCAAATCATCCTGTTTAGCCCTTTGATAAGATAGTTCCCAACCTTCTCCAAGACTTCTAGCTTGTCCTGTATCTCCTCCAGATGCTTTTTGACTATTCTTCGGCATTCCCAAAATAGTCAACATTTTTTCATATATGTCATCTGTTACAATTTTTGTTTCGCTATGTAACAATTGTTGAACTAAAAGTTTTACATCAGCAGGTTTATCTGGAGTTTGAGAATTTACTTCTACTGCTCCTAATTTGCTTAGTTGAACAAATTTATCTGGGTCTACTTCTTGATTTATAAAAACAATCAAACTTTGAACAAATTGGTCTATTGCATCTAAATCATCAGATTTAATCTTATTCAAAGCATTTAATTGTGTTATAACTAACTCTATATATCCTAACCTTGCTTGGTTTAATGGATATTCAATTATTCTTTGTCCTTTAATTAATAAAGGATATTTTTCATCTTCAATTACTTTTTCACCTAATGGAACTTCCTGATTTATAATCTCTACTCCTGATGTGATTCCATCTTTAAACTGAAACATATTGTCATCTGTATAAATTGTTATAATTCTGCTTTTGTTTAAATATGTTGCTCCATCTTCTGTAATTACATTGTCACTAAAATAACTGTAAAATCCTGAAAATAAAGGTTCTTTTTTAATTCCGTTTGAATAAACAACAAAAGTTCTTCTTGGGTCTGGAACTGAAATTTCAAAAGGCGCTTCATCTTCATCATCTTTTTTATCAATATCGCACCATCTATATGCTGTGCCACAAATATATTGCCATTCAGCAAGTTCATTGTCTAAACTAGATTTGTCTTCACTTTCCATGTATTTGTTCAACAATGAAATTTCTTTGCTTATTTCTTCAATGTTCTTTTCTCCTTTTTGCACATATTGAACAGGTTCTCCAAATTCGCTTGACTTTTTAAATTCGACTATTTCAAATGCATGGTTCTCTAAAACAATATTATTTATTTCTGGTCTGACTGATTTTGTTTTATATAAAATAGGTTGATGCCCTTTATAATACCTATACAAATAATCAATTTCTTGAGCATTTTTATCATGCTCTTTTAAAACCTGTGGCAATATTTTTAATATGTTTTTAGCTGTTAATTCTTTTTTTGTAAGAGATGAATAAATAATTGTTCTTCCAAACAATACTTTTTGCTCTCCCTCATAAGGAATAACAATTGAGCTTGCTTCAACAGGTCTTGTTGCTTCAGTTGTTTGAGTATTTTCTGTTGTTTCAACTTTATTTACTTCCTCTTCTACCAAATCTTTTGACATGTAATCTCCCCCATATAACGCAAAAAAATGAGCAAATAAATATGGTTTCCCATAAATTTTTGCTCATTTTTAAGCTATTTAATGGAGTTGAATTAGCAAGATACTGCATTCCCTCCACTACACAATATTTGTATCTTATTTTCCCCTTCGCTTAATAGCGAATACTCTCTCTTAATTTCACCGTAGCAGAAATCATTCAAGATGTCAACATATTTTTTCTTTTTTTCTTCTCATTTTTTCTGGATAATATTTAAACATTCTAGTTAAAAACTTCTTACAGTCTTCAACATATATAATAGGAATCCCTTCTCTGTTCTCTTGGACTCTTATTTTTTTCATATATTCTGTTCTAACATTGCTGTATCTATAAGAAATACATTTTTCATGAAATACACAATTATGACAGATATTACTCATATACCCAATAGCCTCCTATCTATTCCCCTCGGAATATTTGGTTTGCTTTTTCCTATAATTAATTCACTTGCACACATACAGATACTATCTGGAGCATCATCATGTTTATTTGGATAATCAAATGAATATGTAGTTAAATTTTTCATAAATCTACCATAATCACTATTTGGCTTAATTGTTTTTTTGTCTCGAAAAACTATTTTTGTAATTACATCATATCTCATGTCTTTTATACGATTTTCTTTTTTTACTGTACTGTACTTAGGAATAATTTCGCAACTATGTCCTTTTATTTTCAACTTGTCTTCTAAGACTTTTTTTAAACTTTCATCTGTGTTTTCTTCTACTACTAATTTTCTAATGTTGTATAGTATTATTAACCTCACTACATCATCGTAAAGTTCCCTAACAGCCTTTTTCTTGAATAGGCAATTATCTAATATGTATTTGTCCTTGCAAGGTCTTAAAATAGGCATTGCAAAATTGTCTTTACCTCTTCTTGTAGGGTCAATTACTGCCACACAATATTTTTCTGCATCCTCTGGAATCTGCATTATTGTTTGTAGATTATCCCAAGCAAATTCAAGTCCTGTTGGAGCAATTGGTTCTTGTTGATACACACAAGACCACAAAAATTCATCTGTTGTGTCTCTTAACTTTATTGCTTCTTCTGTAGTCATTACATCTTCACATGTACTTATATCATCTTCATCTAATAAAGGTATTCTTATAAATACTGCGCTTCCATCTACTGCTTCCCATACAAATTTAAACTTTTTACTTGGAACTACTTCTACTGTACTTTCAATGTCTCCTGTAACTCTGTTTAAAATATCTTCAGGAGACCACATCGTACCTGCAAAAATATATTTTGTACTTCTTCCAGTTCTTCTGTTATACCATTCAGTTTTCCAACTGTTGTAAATATTTTGATGAACTGTTGTATTTGTTGCCTCACTTGCACCTTTAGTCATATCATCAAATATTATTGCTTTACTTGCTCTAACTCCTGTAACAGACCCTTCTCTTGTTCTTGCTATATGTGAAGGTTGCACATCTGCTCCTTTACCCTTTAAAATCCAATCACTCTCTTTTTCTTTAGCAAATGGTTTATCTCCATATTTTTGAAAATCAGGAAATACATCTCTGTATCTCGGATTTTTTATAGTTCCCTGTACTGCTCTACTAAATCCTAAAACTAATTCTTCTGAATATGACATTCTTAATATACTATTAGTTG